TTCTGGAACAGGAGTGACTTGGGCTGCAACGGATAAGGGTAAAAAGATGGTTTACTCTGATGGAACAAATGTAGTGGATACAGCATTTACAGAAGTCGTTTCGGACGTTTCTCCATCCTTAGGCGGAAACCTAGACCTAAACTCAAATGATATTACAGGAACAGGTGATATTAATATTACAGGAAATATAAATACTACAGGAAATGTAGACATTACAGGTAATATAAATACTACAGGAAATGTAGACATTACAGGAACACTAACTGCTGACAATGATATACAAGCAGATTCAATAGGGGTAGGAACTACTCCTTCAGGGACTACTGGACAAATACGTGCTACTGATGATATAACAGCTTTTTATTCTTCAGACGCCATGTTAAAAGAAGATATTACAAATATTCCAGATTCATTAGAGGCAGTAAAAAAATTAAATGGAGTTTTATTTAATTGGAAAGATGAATGGATTAAAAAACAAGGTGGTGAAGATGGCTATTTTGTTAGAAAAAAAGATGTTGGAGTAATAGCTCAAGAAGTAGAAAAAGTTTTACCCGAAGCTGTTGCTCAAAGAAAAGATGGTATTAAAGCTGTTAAATATGATAGACTTACATGTTTATTAATTGAAGCGGTTAAAGTATTATCTGATAAAATAGAAAAACTAACTAAGGAGAATAAATAATGGCTGTTCCTACTACTAATGTTGGCATGTCAGACATCCAAACTGAATTTGGAGGTTCACCTTCTATATCATTATCTGAATATTATGCAGGTGGTCCTTTAGTTCCAGCAGGAGCAACTTCTCCAATTGCAGGACCTATTCCAAGTTCAGGACAAATTACAATTGGTAATTTTAGAGGAGCTGTCGCTGCTGAATTTATTGTTGCTACAGGTGGAACCATTACGACAGATGGAGACTATAAAATTCATAGATTTACAGGTCCAGGAACTTTTACAGTAACACAGGCGGGTAATCCCGCTGGTTCAGATGCCGTGGATTATCTAGTAGTTGCTGGTGGTGGATCTGGTGGAAGAGGTCATGGCGGAGGAGGAGGAGCCGGAGGATATAGAGCTACTGGTTATGGTCCTACTCCACTAAGAGGAACAGCTTTTCCAGTTTCAGTTACAGGTTATCCTGTTACAGTCGGTGGAGGAGGAGCAGCACCTCCTTCAGTAGTGCCTCTTCAAAATGGTTCTAATGGTGTGGATTCAACTTTTTCAAGTATTACTGCTAATGGCGGTGGTTTAGGAGCAGGTTTTGGCAATACCGGAGGATCTGGTGGTTCTGGAGGAGGATCTGGTTCAAACGCAACCACTGGAGGAAGTGGAAATCAAGGTTCATTTAGTCCACCTGAAGGTAATAATGGTGGAGGTGGTTCACCAGGACCAAACCAAGCCGGCGGTGGCGGCGGCGGTGGCGGTGCAGGTGGTACTGGATCAGCTGCTACAGGAACAATTTATCCTTTTCAAGGAGCAGACGGAGGAGCTGCTGGACCAGGAGTTCCAAATACTATTTATTCCCCCGTGCCTGGTTATGGTGGCGGTGGCGGTGGAGGGAGTTATTTCTCTCCTGGAATAACACCTGGTGGAAGTTTTGGTGGAGGCGCTGGTGCAAATTCACCTGCCTTTCCAGGAAGTGGGACACCAGGAACAGCTAATCTTGGCGGTGGTGGCGGAGGCAGTGGAACCGGGCCCGCAGGAGGCGGCGGTGCTGGAGGTTCTGGTGTTGTAGTAATTAGGTATAAGTTTCAATAATGAGGAAAATATAATGGCACATTTTGCAAAAATAGATGAAAACAATTTAGTTCTTTCTGTATCAACTTTAGATGATAAAGATATGCTAGATGACAATGGCGTACCTCAAGAATCTATTGGTCAACAATATTTACAAACACATAATAATTGGCCTGCTCATTTATGGATTCAAACATCCTATAATACATATAATAACAAACATAGAAATGGAGGAACTCCACTTAGAGGAAATTACGCTGGCATAGGTTATACATATGATAGTACAAATAATATTTTTCTTTGTCCAAAACCTTATTCATCTTGGATTTTAGATATTTCAAATGCTACTTGGATATCTCCAATTGGAAATGCTCCTGAACTAACTGAGGAACAATTATCTCAAAATGAAAGTAAGACTCATTTATGGGACTATGATTGGAACGACACAAATCAATCGTGGGATTTAATAAACAGGCTTGCATAAAATAAATTTTTATATATAGTGCAATTTTATGGAAAGAAAAATATTATCACAAATTGATTTATTTTATGGTGATGTAAAAATGCCTAAAGATTGGGACATTGATAGACATCAACTTTCTCATGATATTTTATATGCAGAGACAATGAAAAAACCTTTTCCATTTTCAAAGAACATTCAAATTTTAAATACTTATTTAGTAGATTATTTTAAAGTAAAATTTAATTTAACTTTAAATTTTAAAAATACTTGGGGTAATGTTTATAAACCAAATCAATCTTCTTATCTTTGTAAAACCACTAATGAATCTGATTTAAAAAATTCTCCAGATTACACTTTAATATATGTAGTAAAAGCTAACAAAGATTCTTGTTTTGTGAGAATCTATTATGATGACAATAGGAGAAAAGGTCAATTTTTTGATGTAAAATTAAAAGACAATTATTTTGTAATGTTTCCTTCTTCTTTAAATTATATTGTTTCTGAAAATTTAAGTAATGATTTAAATTGTATACAAACATTAGTTTATGAACGTATCTAATCATTTTTGGTGTTTCTCTTCTGCTATACCTTCTAAAATATGTGATGACATTATTAATTACGCTTTATCTAAACCTGAGACAATAGCTAAAACAGGTGGCTTTGATAAACCAGTTTTAACAGAAAAAGAAATTTTAAATTTAAAACAAAAAAGAAGTTCGGATGTAGTCTGGTTAAATGAAAATTGGATATATAAAGAAATTCAACCTTATATACAGATTGCAAATAAAAATGCAGGTTGGAATTTTGAATGGTCTAGATCAGAAGTATGTCAGTTTACTAAATACAAATTAAATCAATACTATGATTGGCATTGTGATTCATGGGATACACCTTACAACAAGCCTAACACACCTGATCATGGATTAATAAGAAAATTATCTATGACTTGTCAATTAACTGATGGGTCTGAATATGAAGGAGGGGAATTACAATTTGATTTTAGAAACTATGATCCTCATTTAAGAGATGAAAATAAACATGTGGTCACTTCTAAAGAAATATTACCCAAAGGTTCAATTGTAGTATTTCCATCATTTGTTTGGCATAGAGTTAAACCTGTAACGAAAGGAACTAGATATTCATTAGTAATATGGAACCTTGGATATCCATTTAAATAAAATGAAAGAGAAATATAATAATTTTAAAAAAGATAAATTTTGTGTAATTAAATCAGCTATTTCAAAAGACTTAGCTTTGTTTTGTTATAATTATTTTTTAATGCAAAGACAAGTATATGAAACTTGTGCACAACATAGGTATATCTCACCTTTTGAAACTTTAATTGGTTATTACGCAGGGAAAAATGAACAAGTTCCTCATACCTATACTCATTATTCAAACATTGCTTTTGAAACATTAATGTTAAAACTACAACCTAAAATGGAACAAATTACAGGTTTAAAACTTTCTCCAAATTATACTTTCTCTAGACTATATAAAAGAGGTGATATTTTAGAAAGACATAAAGATAGATTTAGCTGCGAGATATCTACAACATTAAATTTAGGAGGAGACAGCTGGCCTATTTATATTGAACCTAATCCAAAAAAGGGTAAAGAAATAAACGGAAAGTATGTTTCTAATATGACTAAAGGTATAAAGATTATATTAAAACCAGGAGACATGTTAGTTTATAGGGGAGATAAATTAGAACATTGGAGAGAACCTTTTCAAGGTGAAATTTGTGGTCAAGTTTTTTTACATTATAATAATATAAAAACTAAAGGGTATGAAAAAAATTTATTTGATAAAAGACCTCATTTAGGTTTACCTGTTTGGTTTAAGAAAGAAGTATGAGAATAACATTATTTTCTGATTCTATAATTTCACATAATATTAAAAATGAAAAAATAAAAAAACTTTTTTTGTCTTTGTTAAAGAAAGAAAAACAAAATAATAATTTAAGAACAGTTTCTAATAGAGGAGGTTTTCAAACTAACAATATAAAAAATAAAATATTAGAAGAATTTTTAATAACATCATCTGCTCATATGTTAACTTCTAACTACAAATTTAAAAAATCAGTTAAATTTATTTTAAATAATTTTTGGATAAATGAAAATTTAAAAAATAATTACAATACAACTCATTCACATTTAGGACAGAATGTAGATTTTTCTGGTATCTATTATTTAAAAGCACCTAAAAACTCAGGTAATATTTTTTTTGAAAGTAATGACCCCAGTAGAGAAATGTTTCAAACTTTTAAATCTTTTATAGAACCTAGTTTTGATTTTCAAAATTATATTGATTTCGAACCTAAAGATAATGATTTTGTATTATTTGCATCTAATTTAAGACATGGAGTTATGCCTAATAAAACTAATGAAAAAAGAATAAGTGTTGCTTTTAATTTAATGATAAGAGAATAAAAATAAATGTTTACAATGATAAACTTCAAAAGTAA